TAACCTCACCAAAATAAAAACAATCATCAAAAGTTGGGCTTTCTGTATAACTATAAACTAATGATGCTGGATCTACATACTCTACAGATATTCCTGAGTTAGGTAAAAACTGATGTTTAACAAAAGAAGTTCCTAATACCATTAAGTCATAGTTGACTTGCTTCTGAACTCTTTGCTTGTAGTGATTCTCTTCTAATATAGTATCAATAGCCTCTTCCTCTGCAATCTCTATAGCTGGCTTATAGTTCATTTGCATATACAATGCTAATTCTTGATCGCTTTCTGGTAAATCTTGCTTAGGCGTGTTAAACATATCAATACCAAACATTTCTTCAGTAGCTTCTAGCATTGGTTTAGCTACCATATCTGCTTCTACAATCTCTTGAAACTGATGTTTCTTTTCAGCTGACATTGCATCTTGAGCAACTGCCTTAACATCAAATAATCTATCAGCCATACCGTTAACAACAATATCAACGAACTTAGGTATGATAGGAACTGGGGTCCAGTCTAAATTTAAATAACTTAAATCTCCATCTACTGCAATCTCATTTTTATACTTTCCTATTGGCTGTTCTCCTCTTGCATATAACCTTAATCTATGAAACTCTACCCACTGATCATAAAACCTACAACTGTTACCATCTCTTTTAAACCACTCATACTGTATGGCTTCACCAACACGCATTCCGTATTCTATTGAGTTCTTTTCTGCGTCTGTGGCTTGTTGATTAGGAAAGGTAGTGGGATTGATTAAGACTATGGGTTCTTTCATTTTTACTTTATAATTGTGCTCAATGCACCTTTATTATTATATCTTGCAAAGTTAATGCTTATTTTTGATTCTTTTTTCGGAGTGTGATACAAACCTTTTTGATTAGCCATAATGGCCAAACCGGAGCTTATTGTAGCGTCATATTTTGTTCTGTTGTTGATGTTAAATTTAGCCCAATCTTCAAGTGTTCTACTAAAATACATAGACCCCATTTCGTCTGGATCTCTATAAACTGAATCTAAATCTAAGCCAACATATTTTTCAATATAAGACTCTACTGCGGCAGCATGCGCTTGTTTTACAGCTTCAGATGAGTTAGGTATACCTCCTAGTTCTTTTTCTGTCTTAGATAAACTCATTTTGCTTTTATCAGGTCTGTTTATTGAAAATGCTCTATATCCTCTGTTCTTTAAATGATACAATAACCTTGGTTTATTATTTTCTATTAATATTGGCATGCCATAAAACACACAAGCCATTAACACTTCTTCAAAAAATATCTCTGCTGTTTGTGGTCTGGCTACATATTCCAGAAAAAATTCATTACTTGGAGCTTCATCCATGTTAAATTTTGTTAAACCGTGAAGAGCTCCGTTAGAACCAAAACCTCCTACAGTTCCTGATATATCATAACTATCACAACCAAAAGAGCCTAAATGTTCATTACCAGGATAAAAACTATTACCTTTTGTAATGACTCTGTTTTGCATTTCTGGCTTAGGTATCCAAGATACTAAAAATCTTCCACTTTTTTCTGGTATCCACACCACTTTCGTATCTTTAATTCCATCCTTCCACATAAATTTACCTCTTGTCAAAAATCTTTGATTAATTAAACTGTCATTATAATCTATCTGCTGGTATATTTTAGTTAAATTAAATAATGATTGTTTGCTTTCATCTCTAAATGCGTGAGATTCAGTCCTTGGGAACTGTCGATAAAATTCATTTAATGCATCAGCATCTGTTTTGAGTGAGTCTACTTCATTCTGCCAGTAGTCTACCACACCTACATTTATCATTTCTCCATCTGCACCTACCAGTGATTCGTCTGGGGTCTCTAATACTGCATGACCATATTCATCTATATACCCTTCAAAATTATACTCCATTGGTATAAATAACGAATATAAACCTGATTTTGTTTGACCGTTGGCATTTCTTTTAGTAACATCAGAGTCGTAAAATAGTTTCTTAAAATTTTCACCACCCTTATCCAAAGCGTTTGAAGTAGAACCCATCATGCACTTACCTACAATTTTAGATCCCAATCTTAAACAAGTTTTAGTAACACGCCAATTGTTAAGTATGTTCTCAGGTTTATCCCATTTACCGCTTTCATCATGTATTAATAATAATAGTTTTTCTCCATCGTAAGAATTATCAGAAGTGTTTTTCCAATCTAACACAGTGTCTAACCCATCCATAAACAACTCATCTTTTTTATCCATATTCTTTTTAGTAATCTTGCTAGCCGGCACACGATAAGCTAATTCTGTTTT